TTTCTTCTATTAAGTGCATACTGCTGACATAAGTGCAAGCGGTGACGCCATTTAGGGAAAAGCAAACACGATACATGTTGTCATCGGTTGGTTCATGCCAGAAACGTTCTTCAGTCATGAGCAAAGCTGCGCCAGCTTGGCGGCAGTGTTAATAGCACCCAAGGCTATATGGTATTGCTTCGCTTTACGAGCTTCTAGCTGCAAAGTGCTGCATTGGCTGAGCAAATCAGCGATCATTTGAGGGCGTTCGATATCCCAGTCAGCACGAAGCTGATCACGTGCAGCGGCGAGATAGCGATCAACAGTACGATCATCAACCCCCCATTTTTCTGCCGCGTAACGACAGCAGTCTGAACGGCGCCCACCGCTAGCAATGATCTGCGCAAATTTTTTTATGCGCATTTCCTTTTCAGCTTTGCTTGTACCCTTAGCAGCCATTACTAGTTCATGTATAAGGAAAATCAGGGCCTTTCGCAGTTTTTTCAATTATCCAACCTGCGAAGTCTCCAAATTTGAACCATAAATAAGCTGAGCTACCTAATTGACTTTCGATGATCGGCCGCTGAACGCCAGAGAGACTTAGTTCTTTTTCTATGATTTCATCAGAAGCAACGCCAGCAGCACGTTTACCTGCGAGTGTTAATCGATAGAAGACTGTACTTAAATAACCACCGACTGGTTCAAGTTTATCAAATACAACTATTGCACCACCGGGGCGGCAAGCGTGATACAATTTATTCATCAGTTGAATGCGTTTGCGGGGTTCAACAAACATCAATGTTAAGAATACCACCGCAAGATCAAATGCTTCATAATCGGCCTCTTCTCCTTTCGCGCAGATAATTTCACCGGGAGCGTCGTAACGCTTTATCATTTCAGCTGATGGCTCAATACCTATCAATTTTGCATTGCGGTCTTCAAGTACGGGTTGAAGTGCTTTGCCGATGTTACCTGTAGCTGCACCAAGATCATAGACCAAGCCATTTTCAGGGATGTAATGTCGAGCGATATGCGTGATTGCATTCGTCGCTAAGTCATACCAGGGGAGTTGCTCGCGGACGTGACGATCAAAACCAGCTGCAACACCTGCGGTTTCAAAGGTCCAGTTGGAAGGGATGTCCATGGTTAGTCTTTAGGAAGGTAGCCAAACGACTTGCGAAGTTCAGCGTTGTAATAGACCAAAGGATTGGCTATATGCTTCATCATGGCACCTGCCAGGCCACTGCCGCCTTGAAATGTGTCTTTTGTGCGTTTAATCACCCAGCGCGGCACTAATGGCTTAGCTGCTTCTTTTAGCAGTATTTTTCCTGGTGGTGACTGTTTTTTCGAAAGTTGCATTGCCCCTTCGACAAGGCCTTGCTCCATGAAGGGCAATCGGCATTCAACACCTGCAGACATGAAAGCCTTGTTGCAGCGTACAAAATTACCACGCGCCATTTTGGCAAGCTGCGCTAAGCGGAGTGGTGTGATCTCCTGATCACCGAGCCTTGAAGCCTGGATGCAGAAGTTGCCATAGCCGCCGAAGAGCTCGTCAGCAGCTTCACCGGATAAGCATGCACGAAAGCCATCGGCATAAATGCGTTTCGCGAGTGGGAGACAGAGCATTGCGATTTCGATCTGCGCCTTGCTTGCAATCTCAATCGAACGGATGGCCTGACTAATCCCGCTGGAGCTGATTGATACCGGTACTTCAATCAACTTAACCCCAAACTCAGCACACAGCCGTCGGGCGGCTTTGAGGTCGCTCGACTCGTTATCAAAAATTGCCGTGTAAGCCGTCACATCTGGAGTCATTTCTTTAGCAAGCGCCAAGATCAGGCTGCTATCGAGGCCACCAGAAATCAAGCAGCATACAGGCGCATCTGCTGCAAGGCGTTTTTGAACGCCGGAACGAAGATGAGCTAGGACATTTGAAGCGTCCATTGGTTCTTGATTTTTTGGCATTTCGTACCAGTGCAACCATTCACCAGTAACCAGGTTGAAAGCCCACCCAGGCGGCACAGCGATCGGTTTCATGCCAGACGGGAAAGCTTTCCGTTCAGACGCCCAGAGATAACCTTTTTTGGTCTTCGCAAGATAGACAGGGATCTTGCCGAAACAATCCCGCACGAGCCAGTGTTCATTGCCCCTGCTCCAGGCGAAAGCAAACATTCCATCGAGTTTGGGGAGGCAGGCTAAACCTTCACGATTTAGCATGGTCGCTAGTATTTCTGTGTCGCCGCTAGTAGTGAAGGTTTCACCATCAGCCTGCATTGCTTCGCGTAGCGCTCTGTAGTTCCACAACTCGCCATTGAAGGTCAAAGTTGAATCGTTTTGAAGAAAGGGCTGGTTCGATGCATCGCTGAGATCAACCAAAGCTAGGCGGACATGGCCATGGACTGCTTGTCCATGCGTTTTGATCCCATCACCATCAGGTCCGCGGTGCCTGATGCGGTCTAGCATCTTCTCGACCGTTGTAATGGTCTCCTTGTAAGCGCCAGCTATGCCACACATTTTAGGATCCGCTCCTCGATAGTTTTGGCGACTTGCATCATCATTAGCGGCGGGACAGAACGGCCGCAACGCTCGAACCTCTGTAAGAACTCACCTGTTAAAACAAAATCATCTGGAAAACTGCAAAGACGTTTTGCCTCAGGGATCGTCAAATACCGAAACTCATCCCAATGAAACTGTTGACACGTTGCTGTGATTGTTGGTGATGGCTTCGTTGGGCTTAATTTGACCATATTAAAAAATGAACCTTTGCCGGTTTCTTCCATACAGGCAGCAGACAAGTTGTTGCCAGGTAGCGTCTTGCGCCATAAACGCTCGGTTTTGGTTGCCATCGATAACGACCGCAGTTCATTCGGCCCTGGCTTCGCTACGCCTTCTAATGCTTCAGCAACTGAATAGCGGTATGGCAATGGAGTGGGATGCACTGGATCTAAGTTAAGATCATTTCGTACGCCAACAAAAATAGTGCGTTGACGTGACTGAGGGACGCCAAGCCATTGCGCATCAAGTACTCGACAACTAACTCGGTAACCAGGTTCTCGAAGCGCTGCGAGGATCCGTTTGAAATAGCCCTTGGCTGTGCCTTTTACTAGACCGCTTACGTTTTCTGCGACAAATACTTTAGGGCGGATTCCATCAATCAAACGAACGTATTCAAAGAATAAGTCATCAACCCGTTGAGATTTATCGCTGTAGGCCTTTACTTGTCCCCAGCCTGCTTCGCGTTTTCCAGCAGTTGAGAAAGCTGAGCATGGCGGCGATCCATCAAACAGATCAAGCTCACCACGGTCAATATTCGCTTTTTCTAATACATCTTCAGGCTTTACTTGCCGGATGTCACGTGTATCCAAATAACTATGTGGGTGATTTGCTTTGTAAGTTCGCTGTGCTTCATCTATAAATTCACACGCATAAATTACTTTGTAACCTGCCATGCGGTAACCAAGGCAAGAACCACCGCACCCGCTGAATGTTGAAGCGACTTTATAACCATTCCATGGTAGCGCTTCGATTTCGCGCATCGTTGGAATATGGTAGGCGGGTTTCATTTAGCTTTACCACTCCATTCGTAACCACAGGATGGGCAGCGATGATCAGTTTCGATGTCATCATCAATTTCAGCGAATTCATTTGGTGATTCAGCGTCATCAATCCCTTCTGGGTCAAGCATATCAGCGATCTCGTTTTCATTCCAGCCGAGTAAGTTTAAGTCAAAATCAACTGAGTTGATCGCCATCAACTCTTCTTGCAAAAGGCTCATATCCCAACCAGCATTCAAGGCGAGCTTGTTGTCAGCTAGTACGTAAGCCCGTTTTTGATCTGGTGTCAGGTGATCGAGGACTACCACCGGAACCTGGGCCATCCCTAGATCCTTTGCTGCCAACAACCGTCCATGACCAGCAATAATGCCATCTTTCTTGTCAACAAGAATCGGATTGGTGAAACCAAACTCCTGAATGGATGCAGCAATCTGCGAAATCTGCTCAGAGCTATGCGTACGAGCGTTGCGAGTATAAGGTACTAAGCGATCAACTGGCCAATGCTCAATAGCTTTTGCGGAAGGAATGGAATTGGAAGCCATGGAAATTACGATCTTAACTGAACAGGCATAACCAAGCAGATGTTAACAACATCATCAGGATCTGCAAGGACCACCGGCGTGGTGCTGGTATTTGCGCGGATTTGTAGCTGCTGCCCGGCGAAACCTTTGACGCCATCGAGCTGGCTCAAAGCAATAACTACACGGCCGTGATCAGTCACCGTTCGGGCGAAACCGAAGACGCCACAATCGCCGACATCGCCGTGGCTACCAACGCCGGTCAAATCAAGACCGGTTCCCTCAGCCGAACGGATCGTGTCGCCAAGTACAACCAATTGCTTCGTATCGAAGAAGCTCTCGGTAAAGACGCCATCTACGGCGGCAAGATGAAGGTCTAATTCATTCTTTCCAGATCCACGAAAGGCGCCCCTCAAGGGCGCCTTTTTTCGTTTAGTCTGAAATGACAAGTTTAGTAAAACCGACTCTGTTTGGCTTCGTCCTCCGCCACCTCACCGAACGAACGAGCCTCGCATCGACGCCGCTCCATAATGTGTTTACTGACCGAAGGATCATAGGGCACAGGGTAGTTCCCATCATAGCAAGCCGTGCAGAATGAATTGGCCGGGAGTCCCGTGGACTTGATCATACCTTCCTGAGATAGGTAGGCCAACGAGTCGGCGTTCAAGTATTCGCATATCTCGGCATTTGTCGAATTGGCTGCCATCAGTTTGCTGCGATCAGGAAAATCGATCCCGTATACACAGGGATAGGTATGCGGTGGGCAGCTCACCAACACATGCACTTCTTTTGCTCCCGCCTCTTTGAGACTGTTTACCCGAGCCTTACTGGTCGTTCCCCGAACGATTGAGTCATCCACGGTAATAACCCGCTTCCCCCGAACCAAGTCGTGGACGAGGTTCAATTTCACTTTGACGTTAAAATCGCGAATCAACTGAGAAGGTTGAAGAAAACTCCGTCCCACGTAGTGATTCCGCACGAACGCCATCTGATAAGGGATTCCCGATTCCAAGGCATATCCCAGAGCCGCATAGTTTCCACTATCCGGAACCGGCACAACCATGTCGGCCTCAATCTTGTGCTCACGAGCTAATTGACGCCCCATCTCGACTCGAGAGGCGTAGACGTTTCTCCCCGAAAGATTGCTGTCGGGACGCGCAAAGTAGACGAATTCAAAAACACACATCGCCCGTCGACGATGTAACGGAAAGGCATCGATACTGCGAATACCATTCTTGTTGATAATCACGATCTCTCCCGGTTTCACATCCCGCACAAACTCGGCCTCGATCAAGTCAAAGGCACAAGTCTCGCTAGAAAGCACGTACGCTCCATCAACCTTACCAATCGAAAGCGGTCGAAAACCATGGGGATCACGAACGCCAATGAGTTCGTCTGGACTCATGATGACTAACGAATAGGCCCCTTCAATTCGTCGAATCGATTCCACGAGACTACTCCCTTCGGTCGGCTGCGCCATCAAGTGCAGGATAATCTCACTATCAACTGTAGTTTGAAAAATATTCCCTTTCGCCTCCAACTCATCTCGGAGCGCGGCGGCGTTGGTCAGATTTCCGTTGTGAGCGATGGCGACTTGCCCTCGATTGCAGTCGACGATCAACGGTTGAACATTCGAGGCATT